AACTAAGCGAAGACATGCAGAAACGACGTGGGAGGAGCAAGATGCCGTCAAAGTACCTAAACTTGAAGAACATGATCTACTCAAAGATCTACCATCGGCTTGCGTGGACTACGATAGATTTTTGAGGTATCTATGAAACTGCATTTAGCGGGCATCATTCCGGTAGCCAATTTAAAAACTGATTTTAATTTGGACATTCCGTCCTGCATGATGCCCGTGGATGCAGGTTTCACCGCTATTCAAAAATCGGTGTTTGAGTGCGCTATCGCGGGCTGTTCAACAATTTGGATTGTGGCCAACAATGACCTCGCACCCATTGTGCGCAAACGAGTAGGTGAGTGGGTACATGATCCTGTTTATTATTATAGAAAATACGTCAGAAATTATCCGGAAGCTCGCCGCGAGATACCTATTTACTATGTTCCTGTACATCCCAAAGATATGCACCGGCGCGACTCGTATGGGTGGTCCGTTCTATATGGAATGTACTCCGCTTGGTGGATTGGAAACAAACTTTCGGCATGGCTCACTCCGGAAAAGTATTACGTGTCTTTTCCGATGGCAGCACATAATATTTACTCTCTCAGAAAGGTGCGCAAAATGATTAAAGACAAAAAGAAAAACTTTTTTCTCACTTACGAGGGAAAGACAGTTAAAGATAATATGCCTTTAAGTTTTACCATGTTTGCAACAGATTATTTAAATTGCCGCCGCGATGTTAATAGTAAAACCACCAAAACATTTATCAATCCTCCTCCCAGCGAACTGCCATCACAAAAACTTCCACTGGAAGAACGATGGTCGGCGCGCTATTTTGATTTTAGCGAGGTATTTGAAAAGTTAGATGTAGATTCCGGCCAACAAGTTAATATAGATTGGTTTTATGACCTAAGCACATGGGATGGTTACAGAAGTTTCCTAGGCTCAGATAATTTTGTAAAAAAGCCATCAGATAGCTTGATTAAGTCTCGGATTCATAGTAAGATAGCATATGAGGTTGAGGAATGACTTCTGGAGCCTTACAAGAGCGTCTTGCTGACGCAGAAAGAATAGGAAGTATAACTCAGGTTGTACATATAGCCCAACAGGCTATACATTTTTTGAAAAAATTGGAAGAAGAAAACAAAGAACTTAAGGAGAGTAGAAATTGAAGAATATTCCGTTTGTTGGTTTGCACGCCCATAGCGTTGCTGGTTCGATTTTTGATGCCATCGGGTATCCGCAAGATCATATGGATTTTGCATACGATAATGGTTGTGATGCGCTAGCGCTCACAGATCATGGTAATATGAATGGGTTAGCGTATCAGGTATTACATGCCAGAAAGATGCAAGCGGAAGGAAAGAACTTCAAGCCCATCTTTGGTTGTGAGGCGTATTTTATCCCGTCAGTTGATGAATGGCGCGAAGAGTACACCAAGGCGATGGAAGACAAGAAGAGAGCCCGAGGCATTAAAGCAGACAAGGCGTCAGGGGCCACTGTAGAGGACGAGGGCGCGAGCAAAAAGACGCAAGATGTCCTGCGTAGGCGTAGACATTTGGTCCTGTTAGCGATGAACCAGAGGGGCTTAAATAACCTCTTTAAATTGATCTCCGAGAGCTATAAAGCCGAGAATTTTTATCGGTATCCTCGTGTGGATTACGCATTGCTGGAGAAGTACGGAGAAGGTATCATTGCTGCGTCTGCTTGTTTGGGCGGTGTCTACGCAGGTAACTTCTGGGAGAACCGTGAAGAGGGCGATGAAGCCGTTTTGAATGCGATGCGCGAGACAAGTAGACGCATGATCGATATCTTTGGAGATCGTTGGTATGCAGAACTTCAATGGAATAACATCAAAGAACAGCATCAACTGAATCAATATATTATTCAAGTTGCACAAGAATTTGGCATTGGACTGATTTCAACAGCCGATAGCCATTACCCCAACCCTGACGCTTGGAAGGACAGAGAGCTTTATAAGCGTCTTGGTTGGCTTGGCAAGGGAACGCCTAGTTGGGCAGAGAACACAGATTTGCCCGAAGGAGTGGCGGAGATTGGATACGAATTATATCCCAAGAACGGCAATCAAATGTGGGAATCGTATCAGACTTATGCTAAGGGGTATGACTACGACGATAAGTTGGTGTTGGATTCTATTACAGAAACGCATCGGATAGCCCATAAACGCATCGATACATTTCTGCCAGACAATACCGTACGGTTGCCGGATTTTGTTGTTCCGGCTGGTATGACTGCCACGCAGGCTCTCGTCAAGCTTTCTATGGATGGTTTGAAAGAGCTGGGTTTTCTTTACAATAACGAATACCTTAGTCGATTAAAGTATGAACTTAAAGTTATCGATGATCGAGGGTTCTCTAAATATTTCCTTACAATGAAAGCGATCACTGACCGAGCCACCAATACAATGTTAACGAGCCCGGGCCGCGGCTCAGCCGCTGGTTCATTGGTAGCATATGCGCTGGGGATCACACAGATCGATCCCATTAAGTATGACCTACTGTTTTCTCGTTTCCTTCGAGCAGACGCCACAGATTATCCAGACATCGATTACGATGTAGCAGATCCGATGGCACTGAAGGAGGTGTTGATTGAAGAATGGGGAGAAGATACTGTAGCGCCAATTTCTAATTGGAACACATTGCAGTTGAGATCCCTTATTAAAGACATCTCTAAGTTGTATGGCATTCCATTCACAGAAGTAAACAATGTTACTAGTAAGATGATTAGAGAGGCAACCCCCGAGGCGAAGAAGCGCCATGGCATTAAGGCAGGCGTGTATGCACCTACATGGCAAGAGGTGATGGAATTTAGCCCATCTCTGCAAGAGTTTCTGGATGCCTATCCCGATGTCAAAACACATGTACAGGCATTAGTAGGACAAGTAAGGTCCTGCTCCAGACATGCCGGCGGTGTGGTGGTCGCTGAGAATTTAGACCAATACATGCCGCTGATTAATTCAGGTGGCGTGCGACAGACACCTTGGTCAGAAGGTCAGAACGTTCGGCATCTAGAACCAATGGGATTTATTAAGTTTGATATCTTGGGGCTTTCTACGTTGAAGATGATTGAGGAGTGCATTCGGCACATCCTTAAGCGTCACCACAACATTGAAGAACCTACGTTTAAAGATGTAAAAGCGTTTTATAATAATAACATCCATCCAGATGTTATTAACTTGGATGATCAGAAGGTATATGAAGACATCTTCCACGCAGGCAAGTGGGCTGGTATTTTCCAGTTCACAGAGCCAGGTTCGCAGAAGTTTTGCAGGAGAGTAAAGCCGAGAAACATTATTGATATTTCCGCTGTTACCTCCATCTTTCGTCCTGGTCCGTTAGCGGCTGGCGTACATGATGATTTTATGGAAGCGCGCCAGCATCCCCAACGCATCACCTATCTTACAGATGAGGTGCGCGAGATTACACAAGAAACATATGGGTTCCTAATCTTCCAAGAACAGATCGCCAAGATTGCTCATACGTTGGGCAAGGACCTGTCCTTGGATGAGGGAAACAAACTACGTAAACTTTTAACTAAGAAAGGAACAGGAAAGGGAAATGCAGCCAAGAGAAAGATTTATGACAAGTTCATCGCAGGATGTGAAGAGAAAGGAATTGATAAGGATAGCGCGCAAACTTTATGGAATAACTTTGAATACTTTTCAGGTTACGGTTTTAACAAGTCTCATGCTGTTTCCTATAGTATGTTGTCTTATCAGTGCGCTTTCCTATTTACATATTATCCCGTAGAGTGGCTAGCAGCGTTCTTGGATAAAGAGCCAGAGAGCAGAAAAGAAAAGGCCATTAATATTGCAAAGAAATATGGATACGATATTGCTCCCCTCGATATTAATAAATCGGGAGTCATCTGGGAAATCAGCGAAGACAGCAAGACTTTGATTCAGCCACTCACTTCGATTAAGGGACTGGGAGTGGCGGCGATTGAACAGATACTAAATAATCGTCCGTTCAAAGATGCGGAAGACCTATTATTTAAAGAAGAAGTGGTATACAGTAAATTGAACAAGAAATCTCTGGACGCATTGTGTCGCGGAGGAGCGCTCGACAACTTGAGCGATGATAGATTTACAGGTATGAAACATTTTTGGTCTGCATGTATTGTTGACCGCCCTAAGAACACAAAGAAGTTAGCGGACAACATCGAAACATATCGACCCGAAGGAGATTTCTCCGAGGAAGAGGTGATTCAATTTAAAACTGATCTGACAGGGGTTTTTCCCATTAATCTCGTGATTAATAATGAGACGGTCCAGCGGCTCCAAGAAAAGTTTGTTCCACCTATATCGGAATTTGATTCAGCGCTTTCCGTTTGTTGGTTTATTCCGCGAAAGATAATACCTCGAAAGACAAAGAATGGAAAGTTGTATTGGATCGTAGAGGTGATCGATAGCAACAACGAATTGACACGCATCCGGTGTTGGGGCGTTAAGCCAGAGAAAGACAAGATTCTTCTCAATCGTCCTTATATGGGCAGACTCAAATACGATGAAGATTGGGGTTTCTCGACATATGCGATTGGAAGAACGTTTAAATTGTTGGGATGAAAATGATAAAATTTAAACATATTAAGACCAGAGAACAATTTATTGAAAGGGCAAATCTTAAACATAATAATTTGTATGACTATTCTCTGGTAAAATTCGAGGACAGGGGAGGCTTTGTGACCGACGCCAAAACCCATGGCGGTTGTGGTACCCGAAAGTTCTCAGAATATGATCGTCGCGCCTATGTGACAATTATTTGCTCGAAACATGGTCCTTTTACACAACAATGTCGAAAGCATATAGAAGGAAGCGGCTGCCATAAGTGTGCGCATGAAAAAATTGGCGCAGCGTTAGCTGGCCGAGAAAGCACCGTAGTACACGAAAAGAAATATTTTGACGGTACCTTAGAGATACCCACAGCACTAAAAGAAAGAATAAGGGCCGCTTTGAAAAACCGACAACTCCTAAAGGAGCAGTGTATCACAAAGAAATTTATAATTGAAAGCCCAACACATGGAGATATTCAAGTATTAATCGATGAAAAGGATTGGAAAACGCTGTCTCAATATAGATGGAGTGCTACTAACTGCCATAAAGGTCGCGACAATCAACAACAATTTTACATTAATGCGCGTATCCCTCTTCCTAATGCCCCCCGCTATCAGTATACCCACCCGTCTGGATATCAAAGAACTTATATGCGTAAAAAAACTTTGGCTATAGCACGCCTGATTCTTGATGCGCCGGAAGGATACATAGTGGATCATATTAATGGAAACACCCTTGATAATAGAAGGCACAATCTTAGAATATGTACTTATCAACAAAATGGACAAAACAGCAGAAGCAAGATAAAAACCAGCCATGGATACAAAGGAATATCCAGAGGCAAATCGAAAACAAACCCATGGACTGCCTACATTAGAATTAATAACAAAACAGTTAACTGGGGAAGCTATGCCACAAAAGAAGATGCGGCCCGCTCATATGATATGGCAGCATTGATTAACTTTGGAGAATTTGCGTACACAAATTTTCCTATTGAAAATTACCTATAGCAAAAAAAGGATAAAACAAAATGAATGTAATTAAATATTTTAGTCCACTTATAAAGAAGGAAGATTTAATAGATGATCTTCCGGTGGTTATCAGAGTGAAGAAATTTGATGAAGCAGGAGCCAAAGAATTTTCTGCTCAAGTAAGCAAAGCACAGAATACCGGACAACCAATTGTCCCAGTTATAATCGATAGTTATGGAGGCCAAGTTTACAGTTTAATGTCTATGATTTCTGATATTAAACATTCTAAGATTCCAGTTGCAACAATTGCACAGGGTAAAGCAATGTCATGTGGAGCCATTCTGTTTAGTTTTGGAAAGGAAGGAAAACGATATATGGATGCCGACGCCACTGTGATGATCCATGACGTAAGTTCTATGGGTTGGGGAAAAGTAGAAGAGATTAAAGCAGACGCCGAAGAAGTAGATCGTTTAAACAAAAAGGTTTATAGAATGATGGCAACGAATTGTGGTCATCCCGAGGATTATTTTCTTGAAATTGTCCATAACAGAGGACATGCAGATTGGTTTTTAACTGCTGATCAGTGTAAAAAGCACAACTTAGCAAACCATTTACATGTACCTACACTAAAAATAAATGTAGAAGTTAATTTTAAGTTTGAATAGGAGAAAAAAGTATCGAAGACAAGGTAAATAACTGTTGACTTGTTGAATAAATAGTGTTATTATAATGGTGATGGAAAACGAAAGAGATTTTTTTCAAGCCGGTGATCTGGTAGAGATTACGGATGGAACACATACGGATAAGTTGCCTCTTAATCGCACTGGGTTAATTCTTGAAAGAATCGCCAATAGCGTTTATAACATCAAATTTACAAATGGGAATATATTAAAATTCCACAGAATGTTTATCAGACTTATTAATAGGAGTAAAGATGTCAACAAGTCATAGTGAAAAGGAGCGGTATGTACTGGAGTATATTCGTTCACTAAATGCAATTGAAGAATGTATGGAGCCATACAAGGAACAGAAGAGAGAACTTCGAAAGGAGTTTCGCAACAATGGGTGGCTATCCACCGATGAAATTCGCACTGCCGTCAAGGCATATCGCTTTATGAAGAGCGAACTGAATGTTGATGAATTCTACGATACCTACCAACTTCTTTTGAATAAGAAGGGAAAGAGTAATGCTGCTTGAGTATTCGCTCGTGCATCCTACCGCCAATCGTCCTAGCCGTGCTAATCCGTCGGATGCGGGCTTGGACGTACGGTTTTCGCCGCCACCCAGTGAATTACATCGAGCAGCATCCATTGCGCCCGGGCGGAGCAAGATCCTACCTACGGGTCTGCGCTTTGGCGTACCCCATGGTTACATGCTCGAAGTGAAGAATCGTTCTAGCGTTGCAGCGAAGAGAAGTTTATTGGTGGGAGCATGTGTGATTGACTCAGGCTATGATGGAGAAATATTTATTAATCTCCACAATGTGGGAAATGTTACCCAAACTGTTGAAGCGGGTACAAAAATCGCTCAAATTGTGATGGTGCCCGTGGTTCATTTTAGGGCATCCGAACGAAAAGATGGAGAATTATATGAATATCCGATCACTATGAGTGGTCGTGGAATCGGAGCACTAGGAAGCACAGATGGATAGCGATACATTAAGCATTCTTCTTAAAGATTCAGTTGATTGGGATAAATATTTTACCATAGTTGAAGCAATAGGCGCCACTTTAAATGATCGAAAAGGCAGATTTGATAAGTCTGATATTTTTGAAAAATCTCTGGAGGAATGTTCTCAAGGAGATATTACATGGGTAGATGAAATAGGCTGGGATCATGAAATCGAATATTGAAATGAAGACACAGATGAATTGTCTCTTTACAAAGAAAGGTAAGTTAAAAAAAAATACTGGCGATATAAAACTAATGAATAGTTTGGGAGATGCTTCTAAACTAAGCCCTGAAGACGTTCTTAGATTTGATTATCTCATGATAGTGGACACCGGAAACGTTGATTCGTACTCTGCAGCGGTCGTGGAGAAAAAAGATATTCGAAAACAATGGCTTGATTTTAAGAAGGATGGCGTTACACTAAAAATGCCAACTGACGAACTCACCTTTGTTATAAGACCAGATGACATAAACCTCGACACCACGGAGATTCCTAAATCATACAAGCAATTTAAAAACGAGGCCCAAAGGAAATTTCTTGAACAATTTAAAAATTAAAACAGTTGCCTACAAAGGCAGCAAAAGAAAATTGGTTTCAAAAATTGTCGAACTAGCAAAAGAGATTGATTGTCAACAGGTATTTGATGGTTTTTCTGGAACTGGCGTAGTGAGTGCCGCTTTGAGAAACAACGGATTCAAAGTTGTTGGAAATGATTTAAATGATAGTTCATACATATTTGGTACTGTTTTTTTACAGGGCTACGACTTGGATATTGTCTCAGAACACGTAAAAGAAATGAACGGTTTACAGCCGTTAGGAGGGTGGATAACAAAAAACTATTCTGGCACTACAATGAGAAAGGTTCGTGGTACAAATTCCATTTTTGAAAGACCGCTGGGGCTAATACAGGAAAATGCTTCTAAGATTGATGCAGCCAGAGAATACGTTGAAAATCTTACTACAATAAGTGACAGAAACAAAAATGCGCTTATTTTTAGCACTATTATAGCATGCGATAGCGTATTTAATAATTCTAATGATCAAAAAAGCGCTTTAAAAAAGTGGAGCAAAAAATCACTAAAATCAGTGACTTTTGAGTCTCCAACCCTGATCGAGGGCCCAATAGGTACCCAACTTAAAGGTGACATATTTCAACTAGAGACACCCTCTTGCGATTTTGTGTATTTCGATCCTCCCTATACGCATGGCGTTTTATATGCCTCTTGCTATCACTTAAATAATTCATTGGCGATATGGGACAAACCTGCATTGGATTCATCATATGCGATTCCGCGACCACAACGTGCCGCATTTAGAAACAAAACGCCAGGTCCTTTTTATAGTAAGAAAACTATTAAAAAAGATTTTGACAGTTTATTGGAAAAATACAAAAGCCGGCGCATGGTGCTATCATATTCGGATGCTCCTCGTAATTGTATTTCAATTTTAGATTTGATAGAGGTGTGTAAAGGACATGGTAGTGTCAAAGTAACAGATATAGACCATAGAATATGCACCCAATATAAAACTCAGAAGAAACAATCAGAAAAATTAAAAGAATTTTTTATAATCATTGATAACAAAGGATTACAATAATGAACAAAAAAACACAAAAAACGCTATTTAGTTCTAATTCATCGGAATGGTCAACACCACAAGATTTTTTTAACAAACTCGACTGGAGATTCGGCAAATTCACCTTAGATCCGTGTGCGACATGTGAAAATCACAAAACTAAACAATACTATACAACTAAAGACAATGGGTTAACACAAGACTGGAGTGGCGAGACAGTATTTGTGAATCCTCCGTATAGTCATATATCTTTGTGGATAGAAAAAGCCTATAGAGAGAGTCAAAAGCCGGACACAAGAGTGGTAATACTTATACCCGCCAGAACTGACACAAAATATTGGCACAACTATGTGATGAAAGCCAAAGAAATTCATTTTATTAAAGGACGCTTAAAGTTTGGACAATCTAAGAATTCTGCTCCTTTCCCGTCAGCGGTGGTAGTATTCGATTACACCACGTCTTATGTTCAACACCTCTACCCATGTATATACACCATGGAACGATGATGAATAGAAAACAGCGAAGGGCCCTTAAGAAAATGTCTCCGGCCGAAAAAGCGCTATCGGAGAAAGTTGCCCTCTTAGGAACTCTGCCACCTTCCTGTAATGTTTGTCAAAAAGAATTTGACAAGAAGGATAGAAAGATGGTAACATCATGGTCAGTGGTAGTGAGAAAGGGCGCCCAAACAGTAAGATTATTTTGCCCCGAATGTATTGAAAAAACAAAGGAGAAAATTGATGAGCGTTGACAGACTTTCAAAAAAAGCACTACAAAAGATTTTATCTGGACAGATTAAAGAAGACGCGACTTGCATAGTTAAGTTTTATTCAAATAATTGTCCTTTGTGTCACAATTTAAAAGATAAATATGAAGAAATAGCATCTCAATATGAAGATATGCATTTTTTCGCTTTTAACATACAAGATTATCCAAAAGTAGAAAAATTATTAAATTTTAATGGTATTCCCACCATATCGCTAATAAAAACGGGAGGCTTTAAGCCAAAAATTAGGATTTTAAAAGATCCCAAAAAACCATATGAAGATATGTGGTACAATCCAAAAGATATTATAGATTTTATAGAAAAGGAGAAATAAAAATGTCAAAAACTTTATTGAGTGCTGCTATGTTACAACTGCAAGGAAAAGCTACGGAATCTCTGGCAGCAATAGAAATACTCTTAAATAATTCTGTTGCTATTTCAGAGCACACAGACCATACTCAGGAAATCATAAAACATGCAAAACTATTGTCTGAGAACGAAGAGGCCCTCAAAGCACTTCAAAACTATTTTTCGCAGACAGGGACCCCAACACTAGAGAGCGCCGATGAACAGAATAAATGAATGCTTATCCTATGATGATGTATTATTAATGCCGCAATATTCTGACATCCGTTCTCGTGACGATGTCAATATTTGTTCTAAATTGGGAAATATAAAACTTAATTTACCTCTTATTTCGGCACCAATGGATACAATTTCAGAACACAAGATGGCAGTAAGCATGGCCAATCAAGGGGGTGCGTCAATCATCCATAGATACAATAAAATTGAAGATCAAGTACAACATGTAAAGATAGCGCGCAATCTTTCTAACAATCCTGAAACTATCGTCGGCGCCGCAATAGGGATCACTGGTGATTATCTTGAACGCGCCGCTGCACTCCAAGAAGTACTTGTAAGTTTTATTTGTTTGGATGTTGCGCATGGCCACCACATTACAATGAAGGAAGCAATAAGCCAGTTACGTAAGAAATTTGGCCCCTATCTGCATATTATGGCAGGAAACGTCGCGACTCTAGAGGGAATCAACGATCTTGCTGATTGGGGAGCAAATAGCGTACGCTGCAACATTGGCGGTGGTTCTATTTGTTCTACCCGCGTGCAGACAGGACATGGCTTAGCAGGCCTTCAAACAATTATGGATTGCGCCCGAACCGATAGAGATGTACAAGTCATCGCGGACGGCGGCATTAAAAATTCCGGTGATATTGTTAAAGCACTTGCAGCCGGCGCAGACGTTGTCATGTGCGGCTCCCTTTTTGCCGGTACCGATGAAACCCCGGGCCAAATTTTTGAGGATTCTGATGGAACAAATTGGAAGTCATATCGAGGGATGGCTAGTAAAGAGGCTCAAGTCATTTGGAGAGGGAGGTATTCATCTTTTGAGGGGGTGGCTGCTCGTGTTCCTTATCGAGGTTCAGTTGGGCCCATTCTTAAAGATTTAGAGAGAGGTATCCGCTCTGGTTTCTCATACAGTGGCGCTAGGAATTTAGAGGAACTACAATCCAAAGCAATTTTCGTTAAACAAACAACGTCTGGCTTAAGCGAGAGCCATGCCCACATAACTACAAGGAAATGGTAATGTCTAATGAAATTGATTATGGTAACCTAACCAAAAGAATAGTATTTACTGAAAATGATCATCGACACGCTAATCTTATTTTGAAGTTAAAACATGACGGCCTTACACAGTCTGCGTTTTTTCGTCATCTTATCACCGCTTATATAGAAAACGATGAGAGAATTCAAGTACTTGTAGACGAGTTAAGAACGCGCAAAAAGCACAAAGTAAAATCACAAAAGATGAGACGTAAAGGTAAAGAAATACTTAAGGATTTTGCATTATCATCGGGAGAGGTAGAAAACATCTTTGATGTGTTAGAACGAGAGTTTCCAGACCTATGAAAGACGGCCTACTAAAATGTTCTCGCCATTGTATGAACGAAGGCGTTGAATGCGATAATAAAGAATGTCGTTTATGGATTGATTATAAAGAAGAATACAACTGCTCTCTGATTTCAATATATGAGAACGGCTCCATGACTTTGAGACAGGTAGCCGAGCGTTTAGGCATTTCTTTTGCGAGAGTAAAACAATTAGAAACGAGAGCATTGGAAAAGTTAAAAAAGCGTTCTAACATAAGTGATATACTTTTTTAGGTGTTTAACAATAGATCCTACTATTTATCTTTGAGTTGATATATTTTAAGGAGAATTCTAATGGCTCGTAAGAAACTTTTAACAGAATCCGAGGTTCGGCGCTTTATGAAGCTTGCCAACATGGGTTCCGTTGGCAATGAAAGATTGCAAGAAATGGGCTATCCAGGTGCCAGAGATGATGAAGAAGGGCTCCCCGAAGAAGAGGCAGTTGAACCCGGACTCGAACCAGAAGAAGGACCCCCGGAAGAAGAGGTACCTGGACTCGAACCAGAACTCGAACCAGAAGAAGGAGAAGGAGAAATGTCTCCCGAATTGGAGGACATGCTCATAGACGCCATCAAAGCCATCGCTAAAGCATGGGATATGGAAGATATCGTTTCTACCGTACAGGTACCAGACGAGGACGAGGGCGTCCCTGAAGGAGAGCCAGAAGAGCTAGAACTTGGTCTTGGCGAACTCGAACCGGCCGGCCCCCCCGAAGAGCCAGAAGAGCTAGATGTGCCACCAGCCATGCAAGAAGCGCTTATCAATAAGGTCGCACGCAGAGTTGCTAAAAGATTAATGAAAGAGAACAAGAACGAAAAATTGGCCAACGATCTCACCGAAAGAATTTTTAATAGAATTACATCAAATTAAACTTGACTAAATTATTTTATTGTGTTATATTAACCACTGGATAACCTCTAGTGGTTATTTTTTTGGGCTATAATGGATTGGTTGTTATACATTCTAGTATTTATATTTGGATACATAACGTGTAAGACATTTTATTTTTTTAGTGCAACAAGAACAAGTATTAATCTAATAAGAATGACTCAACTGATATCATTATTAATTTTCTCTAGATCTCTTGAACATTTTACTTACGCGAAGACGATAAGACTGCAAACAATGAGGGAGAATGAAGAAAGCGAACATAATATCAACGCCTTTAATAGAACGTTTGATCATGAGATAGAAGCCTTCAAAATTAAAGGAATTAAAACGATCATTAAATATCATTCTTCTCACTTTAAAGAATTGTTAGAGTTTGATGACTGGAAAACGGCCATGAAATATCTCGATGAAAACAAAGAGATTGTATTTAGGTTTTTACTTGAGGATCATAATGAAAATTAGCAAGTCAAAAACTCTATCCTCGGAAGAAGAAAAAACAGAAGAAGAAGAAAGCCAAGTGATGCTTATAGTTCCTGGTAAGCCCGAACCAGACTTGAGAATTATTGGACTATTTACCGACATCACAGAAGATAAGTTGGCTGACCTTGTGCAGGGGTTTTATTATTTAAATGAGGTTAATGTTTTAGAAGAAGATGAAGAAGAGAAGAAACCTATTGAATTTATTATTTCAACTTATGGAGGGTCAGCAGATGCAATGATGACGCTCTACGATATTATGCGTTTGGTTATGAACGACACCGAGATACATACATTTGGAGTAGGTAAAGTGATGTCAGCAGGGGTTTTGTTGCTTGCCGCTGGAACAAAAGGCAAGCGCAAAATTTCCAAAAACTGTCGAGTAATGATTCACTCCGTCATCGGAGCGAACCATGGTGAGTTACATAATTTGGTAAATGAGATGGAGGAGATACAAAAACTGCAAGAAACTTACAGCACTTGCCTAATTAAAGAAACAAAGATAACGAAGAGGCAGTTAAAGAAAATGTTAGAACGTAAAGTGAATGTATACTTAACTGCCGAACGAGCCGTAGAACTAGGAATTGCGGATATTATCGTATGAGGAAAACAAATGTCTGAACTATCTGAGATTTTGAGAAAAGAATATAAAAAGAAGGAAGAGAAGAAGCCCATTGACTTTTCCATGTTAATGGAAATGATAGAACAATTGTATGATGCGGTCGAGCCCGAGGTGATGGACAACTCCCCTCTTCCTGCGACCGGTTATATCTTAACTAAAGAAAATGATGAATACGACTCTACCACCGAAGAAGGGCCAGCCGCCAATGTAACATCTATTCGAAGACCTGTCGTTAAAATTACGGAACTCTGGGGACAGCCAGGAAAAAATGATCGCATGATTATGGAATCGATGATGAAACAGATTGTGGGCCCCACAGTAAAAGAGAAGATTAAGAGTGTTAATGAGTTCTTGGATGCATCCCCAGAGCCAGGACAAGGAGACATTTCGGAGGTTATGTCTTATCTTATTTTCTTGGATACTTTCGCGAGCATTATTAGCGACTATGGTGCATCAGTAAGTGGATTTCTTTTTGAAGCATTTCTGGCTGCATTGTTTGGAAACACATCCATTCAGGTTGATGACCCAGAACAAGTAGGTGCTGTGGGCTCTCTACCTATTGAAGACAATCAACTATGGATGCAATTACGGCAATGTAGAGAGGCCTGGGAGGCCGGAGATGAATGCGAGGAGTGGGGACTGGTTCCCTATAGTCTTAAAGTTCTCCGACAAGACGGCGTGGTACACGGATCTTACAAAAACCTGGTTGATTTCTTTTTATCCGACGATCCCAAGCGTAAATCGGATTCTATAACCTATTTGATTGTAATTAAAGATGCTGCAACAAAGGGGGAAGGCAAAGGCAATTGGACGGGTCTATTAAAATTTTACGAATTTGTAATCACACGTGAGACCTTTTTAAACATCATTGGGCGCCCGGAGCCGGTCGCCATATTTGATTATGTGCCATACACGGTGCCCGGTAACAAGGGCCAGTCGGTTGGAGTAGCAATTATGGCGGACGGCTCTAGAAGAAAATTGGCGCAAATAAGAGGAATGGACTTTTATCGCACTGAGGAAGGCCAAGCTTGGCCCGAAGATGAACGGATACCAAAAGGGACTAATGTTCAGCGGCTGCAGCAAGTAGGCACAAAAGATGTTGCCTCGGCTAAACTTTTCACACCAGAAGAATATGCCAAGGTCAAAGGAGAGTTTACAGACGTTGAAGTCAGTAGACAGGTATTTGCAGCTTTGAGAGACACCAAAGGATATGGGAGCAAAGCGAAAGGAGGGGCCCAGTGGTCGGTTCCTAGAACGAGTTATGAAGAGGGATTCATAGGAAGTATCAATTTAGAGCCAAATTTGTTGAAAGAAAAAGCAGAAGAATACACACAAAGTTTAAATGCCAGCATTGTATCTATCTTTAATGCGCTAGGGGCTTTATCGGATAATATTAATAGATATTTCATCAGCGGTAAGAAAACGGCTGGGACCGACGCTATTGGCAATGCCCGAGTCTTAAAGGATGAAGTTAATAATGTTATCCCCGAAGAAGGGATTGAACAACGCGAAGTTTCCGAAAGCAAAGAAAAAAAAGACTTGACAAATGATGAAGAAGTGATTATAATTGATGTATAGAGAGGTGATAATTGAGCAGTAGAGCTTACGAAAACAAATCGATTCTTCAACAGAAAATTATGAAAGGGGCAAACTTACTTACTGATAATGTTGCTTCTACATTAGGCCCACGAGGCCGAAACGTTCTTTTACAAGAGAAGGGCAAAACACCCTTCATCACAAAGGACGGGGTCACAGTAGCGCGCTTTGTTGCGTTGGAGGATC